TTCTCGAAGTCGAGTATCAGTGTACCCTTCGACGAGTTCCTCCAAGCGGGCCAACTCTGCTTGCTGCTCAGTGAGTTCAGTCTCAAGTTTGTCTTTAGCAGATTCAGAGATTTTTTCTAGTTCGACGATATGATCTTTCTGGGTATCTATCTTCGAATCATTCAGTTCAAGAGCATACTCGTTCTCTCGAATCGAATCTTTTAGCACAGCAATCTTCTCTTTAAGAACCGTGTTCATTTTTGAGAAGACGTTGATATCTAATAGATCTTCAATCACCTCACGGCGGTGTTGTGCGGGGAGTTGCATAAAAGGAATGAAACTGCTACTCCCCAGCACAACAATCTGGTGAAAAGATTTGTGGTTAAGTTTTAGAATGTTCTGTTCTAAAATCTTTTGATATTCTTTGGCATGACTATCTTGATTGATCATAGTACCGTCTTGCCAAATCTCAAACTTTGCTGGTTTAATACCACGAACAATTTTAAATTTCTGTCCTAATGCATCAAACTCTACCTCAACCAAACAGTCTTTGTTGTTGACGGTGTTGATCAACTGTGGTTTGTTGACGTTTCGGTGTGCCTTACCGAACAAAGCAAACGACAAAGCGTCGAGCATGGTAGACTTACCTGAACCGTTTTGACCAACCACCAATGTAGAACTGGTATTAGTTAAATTGATTTCGGTGAAGGTGTTACCTGTGGATAGAAAATTTTTATAACGAAGTTTTGTAAATACGATCATACAATTTCTAAGGACTGTGCCTCTATCATCAAACTACGAACATTAGATTTGATACGTTCTTTATCGAGATCCGTATCTACAGCATCTATGTAACTATACAACAATTCATCAGTGCTGTCAACATTTATTTTATCGTCCTCAACCTGTGCACCAGCAAAGTCTTGAAAGTTCTCTGCAATCTGTAACCCGTGAATCTTCTGGAAGTTTACGCGATCTAGAAACTTCTCAAACTCTGCGGGTTTGGTTTTATTGACAACAATGATCTTAACAAAATGATCATTCATTTTAGAAACATCAATCAAGTTAGGATTCTTTTCTTTGTCATCATACAAGATCTTAGAAAAGATAGTGACTGGGTTTTCTACGGCAGTCAGTTCACGAGTCTCGGTGTCAAGGACATGAAAGTACTTACGATCATTGCAGTCGGACCAGAAGAATTCCATTTGCGAACCAAGGTAGTGAATGTTGTTTGCTTGTGACTTGGTGTGAAAGTGTCCAGATAGAACCATCTCAAACTTACGAAAGGTGCTAGGGTCCATACCATCATGACAAGGAATGCCTGCCTGCATATCAAACCCTGCTAATTCAAGATGAGCAGCACACATATCTGCTTTACAAGTAGCAATAGCATACTTGACCTTCTCCTCGTTCTCTGTGTTGATCCATGGGAGAAGAAGCATCTTCAAACCATCGTAGTCCATCACCGTAGGTTCTTCTACGATGTTCACTTCGTTCATGTAGTGACCAAGCAATTCTTTCAGGGCATTTAATCGATTGGTGTTTTTGTAGTAAACATCATGATTACCCGGAATAATATCCATGTGGATACCACGATCCCTAAGAACGTCAAGGAATATTCTGCGATTGTGGTTAAGTGCTTTAAAATTGATCGAAGTTCTATTTTCATAATAGTCTCCCAGATGTAGAATCTTTTTGATTCCTTGTTCTTCCAGATATGGAAAGAAAACATCTCGATAGAATTTCTCCTGATAGTCCATAAAGATTTCAGAAGAGTTTCGTATACCACAATGGGTATCATTTAGTATTGCTATTTTCACCAGTTATGCACCACGTTTGCCATTATAAAAAAACACGTAAGAAAATTAACCCCCACAATAATAGTGCGTAAGACTGCAACATAATTATCATAAGGTTCCGTTTTGTCATCTGAGAATCCTCCAAGGGCGTACTTCCAAATAGTCCAAAATTTCATTCCATAAATTCCGTTAAATCAGAGTCAACACGAGGAGTTCTTTTCTTTCGCTCCTTCTTGCCATACTCTTTTACAGCATCATCATTTTCTTTTACTGCATCAATACGTTCACGCAATTCATCGACAAATGCTTGTGTAGCACGGGCAGCAGGGTTATCTTCAAACTCTTCAGACACTAGTTGTTCTATTCCTGATTCAGTCAGATATTTAAGTTTGATGTCTTGCTGCTTCTTTTCTTTTTGAATGCGTCTAAGAAAAGCATACCAAGAGATCTGAGTAAAATATGCAAACGCATTAGGTTTTCCTGTTCGAGTAGCAGTCTCAAGATTATAATTCTCGATTGCTTTGAGGCAGTTCTCCACCGCGTCCATCACCATCTCTTCACGATAAGTATACCGAACAAAGTTTGCCTTGTGTGATAGTCCTTCTGCGATTTTAAGAAAGCACCGTGCAATGTAATCAGGGACCACTGGTTTAACTACTCCCTTGGATGCTGCTTGATTAGCATTCGTTACATACTCTACCACCGCTTGAGAAAACTCTGCGTTGTTTACATAGTGTGGTTTGTCTTTTGGTTTCACGTTCATAGTCACCTCAAATAGAAATATTATACATTATAAAAAAAATTTGTCAATAGGGTTGACACGCTAACGAAAGTGTGTTACCCTAAAGCTTAACTCGAAAGGGGGAATATACTAATGAATTGTACCATCATCATCATAAGGAAATTGAATGACGTTGCTCGGAAGAGTTGGTTCAACTTCTTCTTCCTTTTTGTTTTTTGCTCTGGTTATCGCTTCAAGAGTAGATTTTAATTTCATTGCTTCTCTTCTTTTGAAATCATCAATTCTTGACTCAGCAATATCTTGCATATCTTTTACTGCAGAATAGTATTGCATTCTAAGTAGTTCGTTAGGTTCACAGTTACCAATAACTTGATTAGTTTTTATCATAATATTTTCATGGGGTTGTTCTATATAAAGAAACCAAGGACGGAACATGTAGACTCTTTCGTTATTTTCAAACATGTTAGTTTCTACTGCCATAGCATTTCTAACAATAATCTCGTCACCATCAGTATCATATTCCATAACTTCGCAAAGTACTTCTTCACCGCTTGCTAATCTGATTTGCTGAACTGGATGACTCATAAGGGCACCTTTGTTATTCTAGTTTTAAACTGCTCCTTAGTATATATGTCTATTCGTTCTGCGCAATGGCGCATGGTAAAATTTGCCTTCCCCTTAAATCTAAGGTCATCTGCAATATCGTAAAGTCTTGTTGTACGGGCATCGTCTGATACACGCAAACCCCTTCCAATTGATTGTAAGACTCTGATTTGGGACTTGCTGGGGGAAGCAAATATGATGTTATGAATATTCCTAATGTTAATGCCAGTGCTAAAAGTCCCAAGACTTGCAAGCAAGATTGAATTATCCATCTTTTCAACAACACCCCTAACGAATTCTCTATCACTAGTTTTTGTCTCGCCGCTAACGTAAAATAATTTCCTGCCACTTTCAATTTTATCCTCTATTAGATCCTTTAATACTTTGCCATGTTTCTCTACGAGGTTAAATAATACAAGGGTATTACCATCAAGAGAAAGAGCAAGGTTACGAATAAATCTGTTCCTACGGTCATGAGTAACCAAGAAATCGATTTCATCTTGATACGTAGCATCTTTAAGTTTAGCACGAACTTCTTCCTCGTATTTAAGCAACACAATATCTATATCTAGTTGAGCGAGTTGTTTCTTTTCTTGCAGTGCTGCAGTGGTGGTGACTTTATGCACCGGACCAAACAAACCTTTCAGAACCATTTCGTTTGTTTCTGTCCCGTCTAACGTACCCGTTGTTCCAAATCTATACTCAGCATTGATTGCTTTGTTCATGATGCTTGATAATGATTTTGCTTTGAAACCATGACATTCGTCACCGAACACAGCACCAAAGTCTTCGAACCACTTTGGTCCTAGTTTGTGTATTGATTGCCACGTGGTGATTACGACACGTCTGTTCGTTGCCTTCTCTTTGCCGCTGTAAATTAGATGGCAATTATTTTCTACATCAAACCCATAGTCTGCGAAGTCTTTATACATCTGCTCGACAAGACCAGTCGTAGGAACAATAACTAGAATTTTTTTATCGTGACTGTCAAAGTAATATCGCATCAAAAGATAGATGATCATTGACTTGCCAGATCCAGTAGGCGAGACTAACACGCATCTCTTGTTTTCTAGAGCATGCCCAAAAGCATCATACTGGTAATCTCTGGGTGCAAACGGAAGACCCAACTTGGAGATCCATTCCATGTTGCGTAAATGATTGAGTTTATTTTTATCATACGGGAGTCCATATTCAGTTTCGTGGCACTTGGTCATGTATCCTTTTTGACCAGCAAACTTGCGGATCTCCTGATAAAGACCAGCATTGATCTCTCCGTTCATACGATTGAACAGACGTATCTTACCGTCCCAGACCTTTCGTTTATACGGTTGCATAAACTTGTATCCGGGTACATAGAACGAGAAATGATCTGACAACTCCGCAGCAACACCGCTAGAGCAATTCACTCGCAGCATGCTGTAGTCTTTCATCTTCAGTTCGATTGTCTCAAAATCCTGCTTCAAACTGTTTCCATCTTATCATGTTACCAATCGTCTGATGTCTCCACTTAAGGTTCTCAACAATCTCTTTCGTAGTATCTATACAAGTCTTAAGGTACTCGATCTTCGCTTCGCTTTCTACCAGTTCTGGATCTGCTTCGACGTAGTGTTCCATCTCTCCTTTGAGAATTTTTAGTCCATCAAAAGGATCGGGCACCCATCCCAACCGCTCTATTTCTTCTTGGGATAACTTCCCGTTATACCACAACCACTTATACTTCATGAGTTCTTTCTGTTTGAACTCTGCTTGCTTGAGTTTTAATTTAAACTCTGATAAGATCTGAAGGTATTTGGCGTGTAGTTCAGGGGTTTGTCGTGATGCTTCGTCAATAGCAAGAGCATCGATGCGACAGTCTTTCTGCCACATAGCATTGATTTGTTCTAATGTCATAGGAAACTCAATTAAATAATATTATTATATCACTTGATCTCAAAGTAGTCAAATCGAAAGGTTGCGGGAAAGGTGATATACTCCCCGTCTGATGTTGAAGCAAACTGAACATCACCTAGTCCTATAGGCAATGCATTCTTATATAGTATGCTGAAATTAGCATTGTTGGATGAGGTGAGAATAGTTACCGTCAAATCGTGGTATGTTGTAGGGACGCTGCCTTCCCGACTAAACTTTTTAGATTGCGGTGTGTGCTCCTCGTTGATTGTTCGAAGCATCCAATCGTACATTTCTTTATACGATTCAAAATTTTCGTCAGCAAGGATGTCTAGCGTAACGGATCCGTTTTCTATCTGATTGCCAGCAAAGGGAATGTTTGATACCCTTTTGAATCCTAACTCAACAGGACTTAATTCTACTGAGGGGTGCTGAATAGACTGAGCAAAATATTGTAGGTGTGACTGATACTCACGAGTAATCGTGATACGAAACCCATTGGGTTGAAGTCCGTTGAAGTTATCTATTTCCATGAGATTATTTATACTCAAAAAAAGGGGCACCGTAGTGCCCCCTAAAACTTATTGTTTTTATTCTACCTGTCTTAGGCGAGGATGTTGTCCACGCGGAAGATACGATAGTATTGGTTGTTACGCGCAGCGGCAAGACCATCGGCAGCAGCAGTGCCCACGAATGGGTTAGATGCCATACCATAACGAGTCTTGAACCCGATGCGTGGTTGGAAGTCATTCTCACCAACCGCACGTACCATCTGGAGAGGAACGTATGGGCAGTAGAACACACCAGCGTCATAAGGGTTAGTGCCCTTATAACCAACCGTTACGTAGTCAGCAACCGCATATGGGTCGATGAATACTTTAGTGCGACCATTCAAAACACCAGCAAAGGTGTTACCCGTGTCATCTACGTTCAAAGAAGTAGACAATGCAGGGGCATAGTCAAGCATACCAGCAGCAGTCAGAGCAGTAGCAACGTCTGAAGAACAAACGATTACATTACCCTTACCACGACGAGTTTCTTTAGCGATTACGTTACACTCACGCTCCAATTGAACAAGGAGTCCCTTGAACTTTTCAACTGACCAACGACCATCAGCATCAGTGCTAAGATCGAAGATACCAGCAGTTTGAAGACCCGCTTGACGCGAACCAATTTTTGCTTGTGAGTTAATCGTTCGGATGATTTCACGGTTAATTTCCGCAAGGATTTCCGTTGACAAAATGTTTGCCAATTCAGTTTCAGCGTCAAGACCATGAATTGCTTTCAAGTCTTGTGCAAGTTCGAGAGAGTACTCTGCTTTCAAAGCACGTGAACGTGCAGTAACAGTTGCTTTCTCGATGGTGAAACCCATTTCTGCAAACGCAGATCCATCGGCATAACCCAATTTCTCAGCGTTCTTAGTTTCCATCGCAGGTGAGTAACCTTCGGTGTAAGGTTGTGCACCCAAACCAGAAGGAACATAAACATCACCAGAGTCAACGATAGATGAATCCGCTTGCGGACTAGTGGCACCGGGAGCAGACGTGTCAGTTACGCCAGCAAGACCTGAAGGACCACGTGACTCGCCAGTGCTGAAGTCAACAGAAGAGTCACCAGAATAAGGTACAACAGCTTCTGCACCAGTGACACCAGCAGCGAATGCTTCGTCACCAGCAGTTGCGCCACCACGAGTAGACTTGTATACAGAACGCATGGCGAAGATAAGACCAGTAGGACCAGTCATAGGTTGAACGCCAGCAAGTTCGTATGCCATCAGGTTAGGCATAGCACGACGAACCAGTGCGATAAGCACAGGGTTCCAGTTAGCACCCGTAGGATCAGCAGCACCACCAGCACCAGTTACAGCAAAGTTGGTGTTAGTAGGACCTTCCATGAGGGATTGTTCTTTAGCAAATGCTTGCTCTTGGTTTTCGAGAATAGCAGCAGTTACTGCACGACGATGTGAATCGCTGATCTTACCAGCAGATTCTTCGTTGAGTACTGGAGCCCACTTCTCGACTAAACGATCATAAGTTTCCATTTAATTACTCCTTAGAGGTTTTTTTAAGGGCAGACAGATACATATCCATAACACCTGATGATGCTACTTCTTGTGCTTCGCCTTCCCAATCTTCTACGATTTCTTCTGTTTCAGTAGAAACTTGCTTCTTGAAGTAAGATTCTTTAACAGTCTTAACTTTCTGTTCGAATACTTCTTCAGATTCGAAGTCAAGTGAAGAAACCAGTGAATGTAATTTCTCTACCTGAGTGTCAGCAAGGTCACGAGCATTCTCAGCAATAATTGCTTCGCGCTGGTATGCTTCTAACTTCTCAGACATTTCCATTACGGATGCAGTTTGAGCATTGAGTTTTTCTTCCAACTCATCTACTTGATCTGCGAGTTCGTCTACTAGGTCAACCTTAGTTTCAGGAACCTCGATGTAAGATTCTTCGAACAACTCTTTGAGTCGATCCATGAATCCTTCAGCGATTTCAGTACGCAAACCTTGCTCAACAGCAAGAGCGTTCTCTTCCATCCACTGCTCAACCACGTAGTTGAGGTAGTTATCAACTTTCTCAACGAGATCGTCTTGAATAGACTGAGTCTCTTCGTCGAGTTTTTCTTGATATTCATCTTCCAAGCGGGAGACTTCTTCCGCAATTTTGGATTTGATAGCAGTTTCGAAGATGATAGCAGTCTTTGCCTTGAACTCATCAGACAGCGTTGCTTCTGATTCGACAAGAGCATTTAAGTCATCGCTAAAGTCATAAGTAGATTCTTTGTGTGAACCCTGTTCTGGTTTCCCAGCACCGTTGCCATTGGCAGCAGGTTCATCCTTAGCACCTAACTTATCACCTTTACGAGCAGGCTGCTTCTTCCCAGTCTTTTCTGCTTTCTTTTCAGACGCAATTGACTGATCTTCAGTCCCTACAGGCATTTGTTCCGCTTCCTCAAGGGACTCTTCTTCTGCAGCAATATCCATATCTAAATTCTCTTCAGACATGATTTACTCCTTATAGTTTGATTTGAGTAACGAGAGGAAATTCTTGAACTCACGCGCTTGCGTCTCATAGAGATTTTTGCGTGGAGCATTTTTAATTTCAGTCTCCATCTTT